TGCAGGCCTTCTACAACACGATCCTTGGCTTGCCGTGGGCGGACCAAGGCGAAGTGCCGGATGTAGACCGGCTGTTCGAGCGGCGCGAAATGTACGTCATCGGCGAAGTGCCCGAAGGCGGCCTCGTGCTTACGGCGGGCGTCGACGTTCAGGTAAACCGCATCGAAGTCGAGATCGTCGCGTGGGGCCGCAACCGGATCTCTTGGTCCGTCGACTACCGCGTCTTGGAAGGCAACACGAACCAGCCACAGGTCTGGGCGAAGCTGACCGAATTGCTGGATGAAGAGTTCCCCAGCGCATACGGCGGCGCGCTGCGCATCCAGAAGATGGCCGTCGATTCCGGCTTCAACACCATGCGCGTTTACGAATGGGTGCGCAAGATGGGCGGCGGCACGGTGATGGCAGTCAAGGGCGAGAACCACACGCACATTTCCGCGTTCGTCGGCGCGCCCACGCTCATCGACATGACGCCTGGCGGGCGCATGGTCAAGTCGGGCGTCCGCCTCTGGCCGGTGAACACGTCGATCGGCAAGGAAGAACTCTACCGCTGCCTGCGGTTGAGCCAGCCGGATTTCACCGAGGAAGGAGCGGAGTGGCCGGCAGGGTTCTGCCACTTTCCGGCTTACGGCAAAGAGTTCTTCGAGCAGCTGTGCGCCGAGCAGCTGATCGGGCACACCACAGCCGGCAGAACCGTGATGCGCTGGGAAAAACGCCGCGACAGAAATGAAGCGCTCGACTGCCGCATTTATGCGCGCGCCGCGGCGGCGACGCTGATGTTCGAAAAATGGACGCCGAAAAAGTGGGATGACCTTGAAGCCGCGTTGCGTGCTGGGGCCGCAACCGGCGGCAAGATGCGGCTGGGCGACAGTCCGCGTTCGCCCATGCCGCAATTCAAGCCGATGAATTCGAACGAGGGCTTTTTAGAATGACGCCTCCATTCAACAACAACCGACCGAGCGCGCCGATGCCGATGGACATAAAGCTCGCGCTGCCGAAAGACCTGGATCCGGCGACGGCGGCGACCATGCTGGCGCAGGCGCAGAAAGCGCTTTTCAACCTGATCACCGGGCAGATGCCGTCGGGCGTCGATACTCCGCAGCTGGGGAGAGTCAGCTTCGCTGCGACCAACGCCGCCGATCTGCAGCGCCTGATCGACTACTTGCAGGGCGTCGTCGCCGGCGGCGGCAGCGGCGGAAACGGCAACGGATATGGAAGTTCCGGGGCGAACGTGCGCAAACCGTTTAGCTTCTTCGGATGGCCATGAGCACCCAGCCGCAAATGCCGCCGCCGCACCCGATGACGCGAGCCATGCAGCGTCATAAGCCGGGGCTTCTCGCCCGCCTGTTTCAACCCAAATTGAAAGCCGATGCGGACGGCTCGACCGGCTACGGTTATGGCTATGGTTACGGTCGATACGGCTACCGCGACACGCCGTTTACCGGCGCTTCGTGGATCCGCAAGCAGCTGTCCAACTGGTTTCCGATCCGCGCGGCCGCTGATGCGGAGCTGCTGAGCGACCAGAGCACGCTCATAGCGCGCTCGCGCGACCTTGACCGCAACACGGGAATTGTGGCCGGCGCGTTCCAGACCATCAACGACAACGTTGTCGGCGCCGCGTTGCGGCTCTCAGCCTGGCCGGATTACCGCGCGTTGGGGAAGGATGCGCAGTGGGCGGAAGACTGGGGCCGCAACGTGGAAAGCCTGTGGAAGTCCGTCGCGGATACCACCGCGCTCGACGTGGCGAACAAGCTGACCTTCACCGGCCTGACGACGCTGGTGTACCGGTCCGTCCTGCAAAACGGCGAGGCCTTGGCGCTGCCGCTGTGGCTCGACCGCCCGATGATCTCGCGCTTCAAGACCTGCGTGCAGCTCGTCGACACCGACCGGCTTTCGAACCCGGGCAACATGACGCCGACGCTCTGCCTGCGCGGCGGCATCGAGATGGACAACTACGGCAAGCCGACCGCGTACCACATCCGCAAGATTTCCACGTGGCCGGCGATGTTCTTTCCGGCCATCGGCGGCATCGCGGGCGAATGGGAGTGCATTCCAGCTGAAACGTCGTGGGGGCGCAAGCGCGTGATTCACGTCTATCAGCCCGACCGCGTCGACCAGACGCGCGGCAAGCCGCTGCTCACGCCGGTCATCGAGCAGTTCCGCATGCTCGACAGCTACCAGCGCGCCGAGCTTCAGTCGGCGATCGTGAACGCTCTCGTGGCAGGCATTATCGAGACTCCGCTCGATCCGGCCACGCTCGCGGAAATGGTCGGCGGCGACGCCAACGGGTACCTGGCGGCGAAGAACGAATACCGCGTGCAGCTGGAGGGCGGCACGTTCATTCCGCTCTATCCCGGCGACAAGATGACGCCGTTCTCGCCGGACAGGCCTGCGCCGCAGTTCGCTGCGTTTTCCGAATTCGTATTGCGCCAGATCGGCGTGTCGATGGGCCTTCCCTACGAACAGGTGATGAAGGACTATTCGAAGACCAACTATTCGAGCGCGCGCGCGGCGCTGCTCGAATCGTGGCGCTATTTCACGACCAGGCGCAGCTGGCTCAACACCTACTGGGCGCAGCCGATGTACGAACTGTGGTTTGAAGAAGCCGTGAATGCCGGCCTGATCGACGCGCCGGACTTTTACGAAAAACGCAGCTTCTACACTCGAGCTAAGTGGATCGGCCCGGGCCGCGGCTGGATCGATCCGGTGAAGGAAGCCGAAGCCGCGCAGGTGCGCCTGGCGACTGGCATCTCGACGCTGGAGATCGAATGCGCCGAGCAGGGGCTCGACTTCAACGATGTGATCGACCAGCGATCGATCGAAAAGGCCCGGCTGCAGGAAGCCGGATTGTGGCAGGAACCGCCGCCGCCGAAGCCGATGGGCTTCCCGGCGGAACCCGAGGAATCTCCGATCCGCACACCGGCCTAGAAGGAGGACGAATGGGAACCGTACCGACAACCGTTGTCGAAACCGAGCCGCCGCTTCCGACCGGCACGCCGCTCGCGTTCGCGCTCATGTCGATATTCGACCGCCCGTGGGCGATGGAGCGCAACGCGCTGCGGTCGCTGGTGGATAGCGCGTACCGCTGGGACCTGAAAGCCGCGCTCGAAGCCGTGGCCGCGCGCGAGGGCCAGCCGCTCGATAACAACGGCGCGGTGGAGAACTACAACGGCGTTGCAGTGGTCGATATCCGCGGCCCGCTGTTCCGTTACCGCTCGATCTGGACGTGGCTGTTAGGCGGCACGGCGGTGGATCAAACCGCGTTCGCGCTGCACGCCGCGCTCGACGATCCCGGCGTTCACAGCATCGTGCTGGCCATCAACTCGCCGGGCGGTCAGATCGATGGCGTCAACGAACTGGCGAACATGATCCGCGCGGCGAACGACGTCAAGCCGGTGACCGCATACGCCGACGGCCTGGCGGCGAGCGGCGGCTACTGGTTAGCGTCGGCGGCGGGCAGGATCGTGGCCGACGAGACGGCGCAGCTTGGGTCCATCGGCGTGCGCGCCACCATCGAGGACGATGCCGGCGCGGCGGCGAAGCAGGGCTACAAGCGCTACGACATTGTTTCCAGCCAAAGCCCGCTGAAGCGGCAGGACCCGGCGACCGACGAGGGACGCGCGCAGCTTCAGCAGATGGTCGATGCGCTCGCGCAGATCTTCATCGGCGCGGTGGCGAAGTTCCGGGGAACCAGCGAGAGCAAGGTGATGACGGACTTCGGAAGAGGCGCCGTATTGCCTGCCCGCGATGCCGTCGCCGTAGGCATGGCGGACTCTCTTGGTTCCTTGGAAGCTGTGATCAAGGCGCAGCAGACCGATCTGGTCCGCCAGATCCGCAACGCGCCGGGCCTGCGGGTGGCCGCGCCGGTCGTGCAGGTCGCGGATCCCTTCGACGAGGACGAGCTTGAAGAGGAAACCGAGGATACGCAATTGAACAATTCGCCGGGCTGCGACTGCCCGGATGGCGAATGCACCTGCCAGGGGCAGGAGGACGAGGACGAAAGCGAAGGAACGGAACAGGAGCCGGACGACAGTTCGATTCCAGAAGGAGAAACGAGAGTGGCACAGCCAACTGAACCCACGCAGCCGCAGCAGCAACCGCAGCAGCAGCAGCGCACTGCGATCACGACCGAACGGCAGCGAATCGCTGCCATTTTAACCTGCGAGGAAGCGACGGG